GCTGCGTCCGGGTGCTGTCGGAGTCGATCGCGTCGATGCCGTTCAACCTCTACCGGCGACTGCCGGGCGGCGGCAAGGAAATCGCAGAGGACCAGCCCCTTCAGGAGGTGCTCGCCTACCAGCCGAACGACTGGATGACGTCGTTCGAGTGGCGGGAGTGGATGATGAGCCAGTTGCTCCTCTGGGGCAACGCCTACAGCCTCATCCGCCCCGGCCGACGGGGGGCCGTCGACCAGCTCATCCCGCTGCACGCCAGCCGGATGACGATCGTCCGGCTCGAGAACGGCCGGCTCCAGTACCAGTACAAGGAGCCGGGGCAGGCCGAACCGAAGAAGTACCGCCAGGACCAGGTGTTCCACCTTCGCTGGCTCAGTTCGGACGGGGTCACGGGCTACGTCCCGACGTCCCTCGCCAGCGACGCCATCGCCCTTGCCAGGGCGACGGAACTGCACTCGAGCGCGTTCTTCGGCAATGGCGCCCAGACCGGGACGTACATCGAAACCGACCAGCCGTTCAAGCCTGACGCGCTGCGGAACTTCAAGTCGCAGTGGGACGACGCCCACCGCGGGCCGACGAAGGCGTTCTCCACCGTGGTCATGCCATTCGGCTTCCACAAGAAGAACGACCCCGTCAACAACCAGCACGCCGAACTGATCGCCACGCGGCGGCACCAGTTGGAGGATGTGGCTCGGTGCTACCGCGTGCCGCCGCATCTCCTCGGCGACCTGACCAACGTGCGGTACAACACCGTCGAGCAGTCGGCCATCGACTTCGCGACGTTCTCGCTGATCCCGCACTGCCGGCGGTGGCAGTTCGCCGTCCGTCGCGACCTGATCGCGGACTCGGCGAACTACTTCGTGGAGTTCGACCTGTCGGCCCTCATGGCCGGCGACTACCAGGCCCGCTCGCAGTTCCTTCGCGAGATGTTCAACATGGGCTGCCTCTCGGTCGACGAGATTCGCGGCCAGATCGGCTACAACCCGCTCCCCGACGGCCTCGGAAACAAGCGGTTCGTCCAGGTGAATATGCAACTGCTGGACGCCTTCACCATCGAGAACCCGAACGGCGCCCCGGACGCCCCGGAGGCCGAGTCCAACGACGACAGCGAGGCCGAGTCCAACGACGACGAGCAGGAGGCCACCGACGGCAACGACGGGCCGACGCCTGCGGACGCCGCCGTCAGCGACCGCTCTGCGGCCGAGGTGCTGTTCCGCACGACGCTCCGGCGGCTGGCGGCCGTCGAGGCTGACGGGATTCTGGAGCGGCGCAACAAGCCGGCCAAGTTGGCGGCGTGGCTTGATGCCCACGAGCAGCGGATGCGGACGGAACTCATGGACGCCGCAAAGGCTACGCACCGCGACATCGACAGGTTCGTCATAGCGTGGATGGAGGAGACGAGGGACCGCCTGCTTGAGTGTCACCGCTCTGGCAGGCCGTATGAGGAGGCGACGAGATCATGGACGGATCGTGCGAACTTGAGCGACGGCTGATCGGCGAAGTGCCGGGGCTGATTGTCAAGCAGGACGACAATGGCCGCACGGTCATTCGCGGCTACGCTGCCGTGTTCGAGTCGGAGTCGCAGGACTTGGGTGGCTTCCACGAGATCGTCGAACGCGGCGCGTTCGACGAGGTCATGCGGTCGAACCCCGACGTCTTCGGCAAGTACAACCACGAGCGTGTGATCGGCCGGACGACCAGCGGCACGATGCGGTTGACGGTCGACGATCGCGGTCTGCGATACGAGATCGACCCGCCACGGGCTGCCGCCGACGTCGTCGAATTGATCGAGCGAGGCGATGTCCGGGGGTCAAGTTTCGCCTTCCGCTCCAGCCCCAAGGACGAGACTTGGACGCGCGACGCCAGCGGTCGCATGATCCGCCGGATCAAGAAGTTCTCCTTCCTCGGCGACGCCGGCCCCGTCGATACGCCGGCCTATCTCGCCACCGAAACCTACGTCAGCAAGCGGGCGATCGAGATGGCGCTCGCGGAGAGCACGGCACCCGAGGAGCCGACCGATGAGCAGCGAGCGGATAGCCCTGTGGACGAGCCTCCTGCGGAGCCTGTTCCGCCGCCGGCCGAAGCCGTCGATGAGGAGCGTGCCGCCGTCAGTCTCAAACCTACGGCCGGAATGGCCTCGGCGGCTCGGCGCGGGCTGAAGCTGCACGAGGAGGGCAAGTCGGGCGACGGCCTGAAGCCGGAGACGGTGGCCCGCGCGAATCGCCTGGCTCGCCGCGAGGAGATGAACGAGGACTGGGTGCGGGAGATGAACGCCTGGTTCGCGAGGCACGAGTCGAGCAAGACGGCAGGCTGGGATCAGCCGCCCGATTATTCGCCGGCTTTCACCGCGTGGCTTCTTTGGGGCGGGAACGCCGCCAAGAACTGGTCGGCCCGCAAGGTCAAGGAGATGGAGGGCGAGCGCGACCTGCCCACGATCGACGAGGAGCGAGACAACGACGACGAGTCGCTTGATCCGCCGGCCGTGACCGCCAAGGTCGCGGCGCGGACGGACGACTTCCTGTCGCAGATCGCATCGCTGAAGGCGGCGCTGCTTTCGACTCACTTGCACGGCAAGTAGTGCATAGGCTACAAAGCACGATATACGCCTCACGAAGGATTTCGTGAGGAGCAGTGCGAGCGACTTGAGGATTCAATTCGCGGCGCGCTTGCGGGCAAACCACCCGCCGGCCGCCGCGATTTCGCGTTTGGCCGGCTCAACCAGGAGCAAGGCCAATCATGGCGAGCAACCTCAAGCGTCTTCAGGACCGTGCCGCGGCAGTCGCCGCGCGGATGAACGAGCTGGCCGGCGTGGCCGAGCGTTCGGAAGACCAGACCGCGGAACTCCGTCGGCTCTCCGACGAGGCCGACAAGGTCAAGGCCGACCTGGAGTTCGAGGGCAAGCTCGCCGCCAAGGAGCAGGAACTCCGCGCGGTCCTCGAGCCGGCGGCTCCCGCCGCCCCCGCCCCCGTGGTGGCCGAGCAGCCGAAGAAGGTCGAGATTCGGGCCGTCAACCCCCACCACACGACCCTGCGGGCCTTCAACGACGGCCCCGAGGCCGTCGAGAGCGCCTACCGCTGCGGCCGGTGGCTGCGGGCGCATGTGTTCAAGAACGCCGACGACCTCCGGTGGTGCAAGGATCACGGCGTCGAGGCTCGCGCCCTCAACGAGGGCAGCAACTCGGCCGGCGGCAGCCTGGTGCCGGAGGAGTTCGCCAACCGCGTCATCCGCCTTGTCGAAACCTTCGGGACGTACCCCGGGGCCGTCGAGAACGTGTCGATGTCGCGGGACACGATGGTGATCCCCAAGCGGCTCACCGGGACGACTGCCTACTTCGTCGGCGAAGGCTCCAGCGTCACCGAGAGCGAGCCGACCTACGGCAACGTGTCGCTCGTCGCGAAGAAGCTGGCCGTCGGCTGCCGGATGAGCACCGAGGTCGTCGAGGACGCCCTCGTGTCGCTGGCTGATGCCACTGCACAGGAGTTCAGCACCAGCCTGGCCTACAGAATCGATTTGTGTGGATGGCTGGGGGATGGCACCTCCCAATACGGGGGGATCAACGGCGTCGTCAACAAGATCAACGACGGCACCCACACCGCCTCGGTCGTGTCGGCCGCGTCTGGCAACACGGCGTTCGAGACGCTGGACATCGAGGACTTCCTCGGTGCGATGGGCAAGTTGCCCCTCTACGCCCGCCAGGGGGCGGCCTGGTACGTCTCCCCGGCCGGCTACGCCGCGAGCATCGCCCGCCTGAAGTACGCCGCCGGCGGCAACACCGTCGACAACATCGGAGCCGGCGCTGGCGAGTCCTTCCTCGGCTACCCGGTGCGGATGGTGCATGTGATGAACAGCACCCTCGGCGCGGACGCCAGCAAGGTGAAGGTGCTCTTCGGCAACCTCTCCCTCGCCTGCATCTACGCTCGGCGTCGTGACTTCTCGGTGCGGCTGTTCGATCAGGTCTACGCGACCACCGACCAGCTCCTCCTGCAAGGAACGATGAGGTTCGATTCCGTCGCCCACACCCTTGGCACGAACTCGGAGGTCGGTCCCGTGATCGCCCTTCGGTCTGCCGCCTCGTGATAACAGGAGCACCTGAAGCATGATCCACGCCCAGAACCACAAGGTCGTCGCGGAAGTCCCCTCGGCCGCCGTTGGTGCGACCGCGACGGCCACGCTGACGATCGACACCATCGGCTTCGACCACGCCAGCGTGACCGTCCTGCGGGCGAGCAACGCCAGCACGGTGTTCGCGAGCGTGATCAAGGTCGAGGAGTCCGACGACAACTCGGCCTACACGAACGTCACCGCCCTCGTCGGTGGCGGCACCGGCGGGTTCACGATTCCGGCTGTCTCCAGCACCTCGGCGACGTCCATCCTCAAGATGGACATCGACACGCGGGCGAAGAAGCGCTACCTCAAGGTGTCCTACACGCCCGGCGCGACCGCGACCGTGGCGATTACGGCTCGCCTGGGTCGCGGCGAGGAGTCGCCGATCTCGAATACGGATGCCGGTGTCATCGGCCGAGTTGTTGGCTAGTCCCGTCCAAGCGGGACGGCCATGATGGCCGACAAAGGCGCAAGGATGCGCGCCCGCTCCTTCCAAGGAGCGAATCATGCTGCTGCGTATTGGTAACTGTGAAGCCGAGGTGAAGGTCGCCGCTCTGATGAGCGTGCCTCGCCTCGGCTTCACTGACAACTTCTTCTGCATCTCTCAGGCTCTTGCGCCTCACGGCATCGCGCCGATCAAGCACACTGGCGTATTCTGGGGCCAGTGTGTCCAGCGCTGTCTCGAGCAGGTGGTCGACACGCACGACGTCGTGCTCACTATCGACTACGACACGATCTTCACCGCGAAGACCGTCGAAGCGCTCCTGGCCCTGCTGATGCACTCCGGCTACGACGCCCTGGCCCCGCTCCAGACCAAGCGGGAGGCGAACTCGGTGATGTTCGCCCTCGAGGGCGTGTCGCCGGATGACAAGACGACGGTCGAGAACGACTGGTTCAGCAAGGTCGTCCAGCCGGTGGAGACGGCCCACTTCGGCTGCACGTTCATCCGCACGGCTGCGATCAAGAAGATGCCCAAGCCGTGGTTCCTCCACGAAGCCAACGAGCGGGGCGAGTTCAACGGCGGCCATGTGGACGAGGACATCTACTTCTGGAAGAAGTTCCACGCCAGCGGGAACAAGCTCGGCATCGCCACCAACGTCAGCGTCGGCCACGCCGAACTGATGATCACCTGGCCCTCGCGGAGCGTCGAGAGCGGCAAAGTGCAGCAGCACACGACCGAGTTTTGGAACGGCGGCAAGAAACCGCCCGAGGGTGCCTGGGGGTTTGTGCCATGAAGATCAGAATCGTCAAGCCGTTCTCCGGCTACCGCGCCGGCCAGGAGTTCGACTGGGGCGACGGCGCCGCCCGCATCTACATCGCCCGGGGGCTGGCCGAGGAGGTGTTTGAGCGGCGGCTCGAGACGGCGACGGTCGAGAACCGCAGCGAGCAGGCGACCATGCCGCTGCCCCGGAGGAAGGTGCGATGACTGTCACCATCACCTACGGCTCGCCGGAGTTCCCCTCGGCGGGAGTCACGCCCTACCGGAGCCTCATCAAGTACACCGCCCCTGCGGCCTACCCCATCACGCTGACCGAGGCCAAGTCGCAGTGTCGCGTCGACACCTCCGACGAGGACACCTACCTGAACAGCCTGATCGCGATGGCGACGGAGTACGTCGAGAACGTGCTGGACATCAGCCTGATCTCCCAGACGCTCGAGGCCCGCTACGACTGCTTCCCCTTGTGGGAGATCGTCCTGCCCCGCCCGCCGATGGCGAGCGGCACGGTGACGGTGATCTACCGCGACGAGGCGGGGGCCAGCCAGACGATCACCTCGGCCGCGTCGGCGTTCCAGACCGACCACTACGTCACGCCGGGCCGCATCTACCCCTTGTACGAGGGTGTCTGGCCGGCGGTGCGTGGCGACGAGAACAGCGTCGTCGTCCGCTGGCCGGCGGGCTACGGGGCCAGCGGCTCGAGTGTGCCGAGCACGGTCAAGGGGCTGCTCCTTCTCCTCGTGGCCCACTGGTTCGAGATGAGACAGCCCGTGGTCACCGGCTTCAGCCAGGTGCTGCCGGTTCCGCAGACGTTCGACACGCTCCTGGCGGCCTCCGGGTGGGGCGGATACCGATGAGCCTGACGGCGACGGTCGACACGCGGGTGCAGGCCAGGACGCGGGCGACCAGCGGTCTGACTGCGTCCCTTGACGACCACTCGCTGTCGTTCTTCTTCGACGTCGGCGACTGCACGAAGGTGTGGAGCGACCGCCGGACATTTGCCTCCGGCTCCGACGACATCGACTTTTCGACCATCGGCGTCGGCACCGTGAAGCTCCTGTGCCTGAAGAACCTGTCGACGACCAGCCAGATCGCCTTGTCGGCGGGATGGACGGGGAGCCAGTTCAGCGTCTTTCGGCAGGACGCTACGTCGTGGAACTTCTCGCCGATGATCAACCTGGGGTCGCTGTCGCTTCGGGGCTATCCGATCCGCGAGGGCGGGGCGTTTCTGCTGTCCTGCCCCAACTCGGCGGGCTTCGCCACGACGTCCGGCGGGAGCGTTCTGCGGGTCGGCGGAACGACGGGGCAGCAGTACGAAATCTACGTCATGGGAACCTGACCGATGGCACTCTCCGCTCAGATCAACTTGCTGCTCATGGCCCACGAAACCTCGAGCGGCGACCTGTCGAGGACGCTGCGGGCCACGCCGGCGAGCTACTCGCTGGCGATTGCCGACGGCACCGGCGACAACCAGGCGCAGGTGGTGTGGAGCGCCTCGAGGACTGCGACGACGTCGAACGACGACTTGATGCTTTCGGCGCTCGCTGACACCCGCGACGGCGCGGCCGTCACGGTGACGTTCACGCAGATCAAGGTGGTGTACGTCAGGAACACGAGCAGCACGCAGAACCTGAAGATCGGCGGGGCGTCCGGTGTCGGCGTTTTTGCAGGGATGCCGATAAGCGTGGTGCTGACGATCCCGCCCGGCGGATGCTACCTGTTCTCAGTGCCATCCGCTGGGGGTGTCGCTGCATCCGCTGGCGTGTCTGTGGCCCGCTTCGCCGCTGAAGCCGGCACATGCACCTACGACGTCGTCCTCATCGGCGAAGGGACCGTGGCGTGATCATCGGCCAGATGCGGGAGCGTGTGGCGGTCAAGGCCCAGACGGAGGTGCGAAAGCCCTCCGGCGAGACGGTCATGGACTGGAGCACGACGGTCGCGACTGTCTGGGGCAGCGTCAACGGCCTGTCGAGCCGGGACATCCTCCAGGCCCAGCAGGCTAACGTGATCGCGACGCACCGACTCCGCATCCGCTACCGGGCCGACGTCACGCATCTCAACCGCCTGGTGTGGCGTGGCCGTACTATGGAGATTGCGGCGGTCGTCGAGCGAGACAACCGCACGGCCCTGGAAATCCTGGCCCGCGAGGTGCAGTGATGGCAATCCAGATCGACGCAACGCAGCCGCGCGACTTCGGCGGCCGGTCGGCCCGGCAGATCGTCGAGGGATTCGTCAGCATCCAGACCGCCGGCGCTCGAGAGATCGCCAAGGAGCTGGAACTGATGGCCCTGCGGGCGCAGCGCGACCCGGGGCAGCTCCGCGCGAAGGCCGTCAAGAGGGCGTCGGAGATTCTGGTCAAGGGCTACCGCTCCAAGATCAACAACGTCACCGACAACCTCTCCAAGTCCATCGCGACGCGAATCCGGCAGTACGACGGGGCGACGGTCGCCATCACCGGCCCGCGAGTCACCGGCGCGGTCGGGGCTGACCCAGATATGGGGAGCGGCAACCATGCCTGGCTGGTCGAGTTCGGGACTGGCCCCCGCCGCCCCGGCACGCAGGGCCGTCGCACCTACATCAACGTCCACCAGATGATCAATGGGAAGATGAACCGGGCCGGCACGTTCAACGACAAGCAGTTCGCCAGCATGAGCCGCGGATACTACTTCCTCATGGGGTCGAAGAACGAGCGAACCAGGCAGGCGAAGGCCGGCAGCGGCGGCGACCATGACTTCTGGACGCCGAAGGGCGGCGGAAAGCAGCGGCCGGTCACGCTTCACCCTGGCGAGACGTACCGCCCGATGCCAGCGAAGCACCCGATGGAGAGGACGATCTCCGAGAACTCCTCGGCCGTCCTGGCCGCGCTGATCGCGAACATGCGGAACTACATCGAGGAGCTTCAGTGATCACGAAGCCAGAGGACTACGTCTACTACCGGCTCACCGGCTCCCCGGCGGTCGCCAGGCTCGTCGGGTTCAACGTCTACCCGATCGCCGTACCGAAGTCGGCCGGTTTCCCGTTCGTGGTCTACAAGCGGCAGAACATCATCCGCGAGGCCAGCCTGGGCGGGCCGCTGTTCGCCCCCCTCCTGTCGATCCAGATCGCCTCTTGGGCGCTCACCCACGACGCCGCCCGGGAGTTGGGGGACGCCGTCCGGCTTGCGCTGGATGGCAACACCGGCACCGCTGCCGGGGTTACAATCCAAGATATGAGGCTCGTCAGTGAGACTGACGACTTCTTGGACCCGACGGCCGTAGGAGCACAACTCCCCCCGGCCTACGAGGTTCGGCAGTTGTATCAGATCAGGTGGCAGGAAGCCGCCGAGTAACCCTACAGGTCAAGACACCGGCGCAAGGAGGCGCGACTCATGGCAGGCGTTTCGGCACAAGGACTGACGTTCTCGTTCGGCGGCTCGAACCTCACCGTCACCTCGGTTCAGGTCAATGACACCCAAGACCTCATCGACGGCAGCCACCTGGGCATCGCCCCGAACGGCCGCCGAGAGTACGTCGGTGGCTTTGCCACCGACCGCGAGGTGCAGGTCGACTACATCTCGACGACGATCCTCACCGCTGGCGTGTCGGGCAGCCTGTCGATCACCGGCCCGCTCTCCTTCAGCGGCAACGCGACGATCGCGTCGTCCTCGATCGGCGGCTCTGTCGGCGCCCTTATCAGCGGGAGCGCGACGTTCCGAGTCGCGTAAGCGATGGCGGGATTCGCGGCCCACGGGGCGACGTTCACGTTTGCCGGCTCGCTCGGCTCCTTTGCGGGGGCCGTCGTGGGCATCACCGTCGAAACCCCAGTCGCGGAGGTCGTGGATATGACCTCCGTGACGGACGTATTGGGGGCTGCGGTCGTCGTCCCGACAGGCGACTGGACGGGCGGCACCATCTCCGTAGATTTCATCGCGACGGCAGCGACCGGCGACATCCAGAACATCGTGCGTGGCATCGGCCCGCTGGCGTTCTCATCGCCGAAATGGTCGGTGTCGCGCCGCGCGATACTCGAGTCTGCCAATGTGGATGCCCGTATGGGCGAGATAGTTCGTGGTTCTGCGAAGTTTCGTGTCACTGATTACCAAGGAACGTGATTCATGGCTCTGAGCAAGGCGAAGATTCTGGCGGCGAAGGACGTCAAGTTGTCTGAGGCGGTCCCGGTCCCCGAGTGGGGCGGCGACGTCCATATCCGCACCATCAGCGGGACGGAGCGTGATCGCTTCGAGGAGGCGTACAGCGAGCAGAAGATGAAGTCGTTCCGCGTCCGCTTCCTCGTGATCGCCCTCGCGGACGAGAACGGCGAGCGGCTCTTCGGGGACGCCGACATCGACGCCTTGGGCGACAAGTCCAGCGTCGTGATCAACCGCCTGTTCGACAAGGCGTGGCAGCACAACGCCTTCACCGACAGCGCGGTGGAGACGCTGGGAAACGATTCACCGACCGCCCCGAGCGAAAGTTCTACTTCGACCTAGCCTTGGCGCTGGGCCGGTCGGTGCGAGAGTTGCTCGAGACGGTCGACTCGCAGGAGTTGTCGGAGTGGTTCGCCTACCAGCAGCGGTGGCCGCTGGGGAACAGTTGGCAGCAGACGGCGAGGATATGCAGGACGATCATGGCCGCGTCGGGCAACTACAAGCGAGTGCCTGACGAGGATGTGTTCATCCCGGCACAGAAGCGGCCGAAGCAATCGCATGAGTCGATGCTGACGGAACTGATGAAGTTGAAGCAGCCTCAAGGATGAGACGATGAGCCGTCGCGGGTATCTCGGCAAAATCTCGGCTGTCGTCACGGCGAACACCGGCGACTTCTCTCGCAACCTTGGTGGCGCCAAGCGAGACGTCGAGTCTTTCGCGAGGAGCGTCAGTTCGTCGATCAGCAGCGCCCGGAATAGCGTCAAAGGCGCTTTCGCGGACATCTTCACGCCGCTGCAAAAGATCGAGCGTGCGCTGAACTTCGGCAGCCGCAAGCGACTGGACCTCATCACGCCGGAACAGGTTGCGAGGGTCCGCAAGTTGGTGTCGGCCAGCGAGCAACTCGCGAAACCGCTAGGGGCGGCAGCGAAGGAGTTCGCTACACTGTCCGTCGGCGTGCAGGGCGGATTCATCAAGGCACTGACCGAGGCCCAGAAGCAGACACTGAACGTCCGAAACGAAATCAACAGGACAGGAAGCGTCGGAGCGCAGCAGTTCGGAAACGTGCAGCGCACCGTCAACGCCACAGTCGCTGCGATTACTCGACTAGCGGAGGCGCAGAAGCTGGTTCGCAGTTTGTCCACGGGCCAAGAGCTACGGTTCGTGCAGCCGGGGTTCGCCAGGGAGGCCCAGAGGGCCGCAGACCTCCAGCAGCAGGCGGCGTCGCTCCCGGCTGGCAGAATGAGCCGCGTCTCGTCGCTGGTGGCGGCGCAGCGAGGTGCCGCCGACATCGCGGCTGCCAGGCTCGCAAACCTCGAGCGCATTCAGGTGACGGGAACTGGAAACGCCGCCGCCGCGACGGATTCGCTCAACAGGCAGGTTGATGCGCTGAAGAGGTACAACGACCTCCTGCTCAAGGAGATCACGCTCGTCGCCGCAGCGACCGCCGCGGAAAAGAAGCGGGCCGCGGCGAGAGCGGCAGCCACATCGAACAGGCAGGAAGTCGCCTCGGCCGTCTCAGGCCGCGCGCAAAACGCGGAGCAGGCAAGGCAGGAGTTCGTGCGATTGACGGCCGCCGTCAAAGAGTTCGATGCCGCCAAGCGGAAGGCGTTCTCCTCGAACCTGCAAGCACTCGGCCGGCTTGTGGCGAAGGGCGACGAAACGGACCTGAAGGCCGTTCGCGCCCTCATTCGGGCGATTGAACGCGACTTGTCGAAGCAGAAGAAATTGGACATCAAGACGGACGAGGCCAAGAAGCGGCTGGAGGACGTCCGCGCACAACTAAAGGCCGTCTCTTCGTCGATCACGGGCAGGCCCAGCGACCCATTCGACAGACTTGCACAGTCTGCGACGAAGGCAAAGCAGGCGATCGAGGGCGTCGAGGACGCACGGCGCAAGGCGTCGCTCCAGACGAGGCTTAATCGAATCGAGGCGGCGAACACAGCCGACGCAGGTCGTGCTGACCTGACGGCCGCCCAGTTGGCGGCAAGAGCAAATCGCCGAGCCTTGCAGTTGGACGGTCTGGCGACTTCAGCGGGCCGGAGGTCCGCGACCGACATCTTCGGCGCGCCGCTGCGTTCGCCTGGACAGCGAACCGATGCATTGCGGTCAAGGGTGTCGTCGCTTCAGTCTTCAGTAGGCGACCTTCCGACCATCTTGCAGGCCAGCCTGATTCCAAAACTCACTGCTGCCAGGAACGCATACGCCGCCATTGGCGACGCACCTACGCCGGCCAAGATTCGCCTCGCTGAGAAGGCCGCCAACGACCTCGAGAAGTCGCTCAAGAGGGTGCAAGTCGCGTCGCAATTCAGGGGAAAGTTCGGCGAGTTCCTCAAAGACCAGGCGGCCGACAAGTACGTTGCCAAGTTGCAGGCGATCCAGCAGGGGCTGGCGGTCGTCGGCGCGAAGGCCAGCGGCCCGGTGTCCGCGGCAATCAATAAATACCGCGCGGAGCTGGACAAGGCCGCACTCAGCGGAACGCTGGCGACGGACAGGACGACGAAAAAACTTGAGCGGCTCGAGAAGCAAATAATCAAGACCGCCAGAGAGACTGGCCTCCTTACTGAAGCGCAAGAGAAGGCTCTCCTGGCGAGCGTGACCGCGGCCGGCTCGCGTGCGGGCCGCAGTGCGCTGACCGGCGACGTAAGCCGCTTTGGCGCTGACAAGTTCAGCCTCGCCGTCCAGCAGGCAGCGTTCGCGGTCGACGACTTCTTTGCCGTCACGGGCGGGCTTGACCAGAGGGTCAGGGCGGCCGGCAACAACATCTCGCAGCTTGGCTTCATCCTTGGCGGCACGAACGGCCTCATCCTCGGCATCGCCGGCTCGATAGGTGCGCAACTCGTCGCGGCCTACATTAAGTGGTACAACGCCGGCGTCGACACCGAAGACCAACTCAAGGCGCTGAACGATGCGCTTCAGCGCCAGAAGTCTCTCGTGGAAGACCTGGCGCGGGCCTACGACGGAGTCGCGGAGTCAATCGAAAGAGCCGGCGGCAGCAAGGCTACGCAGCAGGTGCGCGATCGGGACCGTGTCCTTCGCGACATCCAACAGAAGCAGGACGAGCAGGCCCGCGAGAGGATTGCCGGGCTTGATCCCGCGGTGCAGAGAGAGCGCGGCATCCAGGCGGCTCGGCAGCGTCAACTGGAGAAGACGACTGACCCAGGGGAGCGAGTCAGGCTGGAGCGCGAAATCAGGCTCTCCCGCGATCGAGAACAAGCTGCTGCCGACGCAGCCGTCAATGCGCCTGGTGCAGAACCGCGTCGAGCAGTAGATGCGGTAGCCGACATCCGAAGAAACCTCCAGCAGGACATACTCAGGCTGACCCTGCCGGACGTTGACGAAAATAGGCGAAGGGGGATCGAGCAGGCGCAGGAAGAGAGAGACAGATTCGCTCGCGAGCAACTCCCACAAGTCCTCAACGCCGGCGGCCCCCGCGAGCAAGCCGACGCCGCGCGTCGCCTCATCGAGCAAGAGCAGGCCGCCATCGAGAGGTCGATAACGACCGGCGTGGCGGGCGCGTTCGACGAGGTTAGCGGTGTCAACCCCGCCAGGCGGAAAAGGCTGGCTGAACTCGAGCAGTTGAAGGCCAGCGTCGAGAAGGACGTCTTCCGCGACGCGACGAACAAGGTCGCCATCGAGGCGACAAAGGCCGCCATCGACGCCGCTAACCAGATCGGCCGCGCGCAGGAGACTCTGGCGAACGCACTCAATGGCGGGGCGTCCCAGATCGAGCGTGAGTTGAGCGCTCTCAACGAGCGATTGATTGAGGCCGAAAACAAGCTCAAGGCGGCCCAAGCTGGCGGCGACGTCGATGCGGCCGAGACTGCGCTGAAGGAGGTCGAGGCGGCGAAGAAGCTCGTCGCAGAGCAGGAGTCGCTCGCGAACAGCACGAAGTCTCTTGTCGACGTCCTTGACCGCTTGAGCAACCAACTCGTCGACACCGTCGCCCAGGAGGCGAGGTCGGCGTCCGATCAGGCCCGCAGGCGTGCAATCCGTGCTTTCGCAGAAAATGACTTGGGTCTGCCGGGAATCGACACTGATTTCGAGGTAAGGCGTGGCCGTAGGCTAAGAGCGGATGCCAGAAGTGCTGAAGACGCAGCGCAGGAGGTGATGGAAGAAAACGTCCGCGTGCGGCAGGACTTCGAGAGGCGAGCGGCAGCCGGCCAGATCGACGACGAACTCAAGGGATTTATTCGCCAGCGAGACGAGGCCCAGCGAGTCCTTGACGACGAGAAGGCGACCACGAAGCAGAAGCAGGACGCGGAACGGCAGCGAGACGAGGCGAACAGGGCCATAGATCGCCGCTTTGAAGACTCGGAGGAAGGCGGGGCTGCCAGATCGCGGGCGAGCGAAGCCGCACGCAATGCGGAGGCCAGTAGGGCGCTAGACGAGTCAATCCTGCGCGGCCGTGAACTCCTCAAGACACCGATTGAGCGAGCAAGAGAGGAGTTCGCGCGGAGTGCGTTCGACGCTGACGAGGCGCTTCGCGAGCAGGGCGCCAACCGCGCCCAGCGTGACGCAGGATTCAGCAATCTTGCCCTGGAGCGAGCGATGCAAGTCGCCCCGATGCTCATGGGCTTCCGCGACGAGCGAATGAACGCCCTCCTCCAAGGCCCGTCCCGCGCCGCCTTGAACGCCGCCGACACCAACACGATGGAAGGGCAGCGGGAACTGAACCGCCTCCTGCGAGGAGACGACCCCAACAAGGACGTCAACCTCATCGAACTTCAGAAGCAGTCGGAACTACTTCAGGGCGTCATCGACGCGATCGCGGATCGGGATGCAGACGCCACCGTAGAAATCAGAGGATAGAAACAATGGCAGACATTTCTTACAGCGTCACCGTCGCAGTGAACAAGGACAACCTCACCAACAACCTCTCGGCGTCCAGCGTGACGGCGACGATGAACAACGCCGGCCTCAAGAGCGTGACCTACACGCTCACGACGACCGCCGTGTCCATCTCGACGGCGAACCTGACGGCCGTCGGGCTGGCATTCTTGAGAAACCTGTCGACGGCGACCGCCGCCACGGCCCAGTTCGGCATCGACGCCGGCGGGTCGTTCGCGTCGGCCTGCACCCTACGGGCCGGCGAGCCGGCGGTCTTTCGCCTGTCGGCCGGGACCGAGTACGCCGCAATCGGTGCGGCCGGCGCCCGGCTCCGCGTGGACATCATCGAGGGTTAACCTGTGCCGAAGCTCATCAGCGAAGTGACGTCGGGACAGTCGAGCGAACTCAGCGTCCAGCAGGGGCAGGCGTCGGGTTCGAGGACTCGGTCGTGGCGGGTCGTCCTGAGCGCCCCAGGCGAGCAGTATTCGGTCGAGGGTGCCATTGGGGTCAGGGTCGGCGACCTCTACCCCGGCGACATCACGATGACCTGCGCGTCCATCAGCGAGCGGGCCAGCGGCGACTCGCGGACGGTGCGGGAGATCACGGCGACATACCGGACGATCGAGGGGCAGGGGCAGCCAGAGCCGCCGGACATCCGGCCGGCGACGTTTTCCATTTCTTCATCGCTGATGGAGATGCCGGCCAAGAAGTGGCGGGAACTTAGATTGGTTGGTGGATTTGGCCCCCCCGAGTTGGTTCTTCAGGCAGAGTCGGACACCATCAACCCGTGCGGCGACCGGTACGAAGGAATCACGAAGACCGTACCCATCATCACGATAACGCTTGAACAGTTCGACAATGCGCCGATGGCAAACCTGGACCTGTCAGGCCATGTAAACGAAGACGAGTTTGAGTTTCTCGGATGGAGCATTGAAAAGTACCACTGTATGCTCCGCAGCATCAATGTCCGGCCGGTCGTCGAGAAGTTCGGAGACCTCACCTACCGGGGCTTCACCCGCGCGTATGAGTTCGCCGTCAAGCCGGAGGCGGGCTGGATTCACGAACAGATCGTCGAGGGCTGGAACTGCTTCAACAACGGCCTCGGCACAGTTGGAAATGACGCCGTCGACGAAGGGGCGCTGTCGCTGAAACACAACCTCGGCGTCGTGGAGACGCCGCTCGCGCTGGCGACGCCGGCCGGAAAGAAAGTTCGGGCGAGCGTCAAGATCGCCGCAGTGAACGCAAAGGACGCGGACAGTTGGTGTCAGCGACCGTCGGGGCTGCCGGTCGCGCTCAACGTCAACGGCACGCCCAGAGACGTAAACGTGGCAGACCCGAAGGTCTTGACGCAGGAGTATGTCGTGAACCCTGTGACGACCTTCGGCCGCAATTTCCAGAACCTCGGCGTCCGCGTGCGAGACATCCTCTGATGGCTAAAGGCAACCGCCTCGGCGACAACCTGACGGACGCCCTCATTCGAGTGGTGCAGAAGGTGGAGAACACGCCGGAGGGGGGGCAGTTCTTCAACGTCACCGGCCGGTTTGAAGACGTTGCTCGCCCCGTCACGTTCCGTATATGCACCTTCACCGGTGCTTGGTCTAAAAGCCAAGACAAGACGGTCACCTTCAAGCACCACGGCGGCGGGACGGTGGTCGCGACGAACTTGTTTGCGAACCTCCCGGCCCCGGCGTCAACGGCTCACTGCGCAATTCACGCCGAAGGCACGGCCTGGTATCTCATTTCCGCGGAGTGCTGATCGTGTTTGAAGTCCTTGCCGTTATCGCGCAGGCAGACCCGGCCCCGTTCGCCGCGTGGGCGATCCTGCTACTGGCGCTGGGAATGTACCCGGTCGGAATCCTACTGCCGTCCTGCTGCGCGTGCGGGAACGCCCCGTGCGAAAACTGCCCGACCGGCACTCTGCCCGATACGGTCACTGTGACCTTTCCGGCGTGGGACGACGAGATGCTGGGCGCATACCGGCACCGGGTCAGCATCAGCACGATCACTGACTGGGCCGCCGGGGCTGTCAGGCCGTC